AGTACGCCCAGGCTGTCACTATCCAGCGTGAACAGGCCAGCCATGACTAGCTCACAGATTCAGATAGGTTCCCAGCGCTGATGGTGTAAGTGCCAGCCGAACCGCTGAACGTTTGCGAAGCGTCAAGCGCGCGTGATCCATAGAACGTGCCCGAGGTGCTCGCAGACCAATAGCCAACGTGAGTGATGGTGGTGCCAGCAGGAACATCAAAGACAATATTTGCATCAGATAGCGCAGTGCCACCAGATGCCGCGGCCCATGAAATACCTTCGCGCGTGTATGAGCCACCTGTGACTTCATTGCTGCCTGATGCGTCAGGCTCAGCGGTGTGAAGGCTGGCATAGACAGCCACGGCGGTCAGACCACCAACTTGGGCATTGAGCCCATTGCTGTTGAGCGCCATTAGTCCTCCACAATTCCTGTGATGTTGCCATGCGCGTCACGCTCCACGCGCTTGCTGCGCGCTGGCTGCTCAGGCATGGTGACGTTGATGACCGGTTGAGGTAAGCCGCGAATCTGCGCGCCGATAGCCTCAGCAAACTCAGCAGGATCAAGGTCGCGCACAGGGTAGGCAGCCGCAGGATCAAGCGGGTCAAGCACGGCAGGATTCTGCAATTGCACGGTCGGCAAGCCGGTGTGCGTAATCTGCGGCAAACCAACCACGGCAAGGGATTCATCTGGCTCAAAGCCCAACTGCACCAAGCGAGTCAGCATCCCTACGCGCTTCTCTTGCTCGATCAGATTGGCAGCGGTGACGTTCACGTTTGCCAACGGCACGCGGTGCTCATCGCCACCATCTACCGGTGAAAGATCCTCAAGCCGGCGCACGTCATTGATGCTGAACGCGCCCATTTGCACGGCGGTGCTGTAACCGCTCATGCGCGTCTGGAAATCGCCACGCAGCAAGCCGTCAAGGTTGATGCGGTAGAAAGCATCACCAGGCAGCAGGGTGGTCAGCGCTGCCTCAATCTTGGAAATGTAGGGCCGCAGTGTGTATTGGCTAAACTGGATAGCGTTCTGCTCCACGCTCGCATAGGACATAGACCCAGGCGTGGTCACCTGGAGCATGTGCGGTGGAATGCGGAAGATACGCGCAACTTCCTCAACAGCGAACTGTCGAGACTCAAGCATTTGCGCTTCTTCAGGATCAACGCCTGTCTTGACAAACTTTGACCCACCGCCGAGCACGCCCACACGGTGAGATTTGTCGATACCGCGGTGCGTTGCCTCAAATGCGGTCTTGAGTTCTAGCGCCTGTTCTTTGTTCATCATCGCTGGTGTCTCAATGATGCCCGAGGTGACCGAGCCTGAACCAAAGAAACGTGCAGCAAACTCGGTCAAGGCTTGCGCCATGCCAAGGGTGTCTTTCAATTCATCAATGCGAGAAACACCACGCAGCGCACCAGGCTTCTTGAGCTCGGTGATGTGGAGAACGTCTTGGCGGGCAATCGTCACGCGGTGGTCATAAACGTATTCAATTTCACCTTGCGGATTGCGGCGCACCTCAACCTTGGTTGGGTCAAGCACAACCAGAGCCGTAGGCAACCCAGCGTTGGCACCTGAGGTGGCGCGATACACGCGCACAAAGGCATTGCCGTCAAGCAGCAGTGAGATCATCACCTGTTGCAGGAATTCATCCTTGGTGGTGCCAATGTCAGGCTGATAGACCCATTCAGGCCGTGGCCGATAAGGAACGCGCTCACCATTGCGGCGAATGAAGGTATCTACCGGCAGGGTGCTAATCGTGTCCGACAGCAACCGCACAGCCGCGTACACCGTGCCAACCTTCAGGGCTTTGTCTTGATCCATCGGCACGCCAGCAGGCGTGGTGAACGCCCACTCAGCGCCGCTGGCAAACAATGATTGATAGGACACCGCACGCTGCTCGCCAAGTCCTAGTAAACGACCAAGCATCATTTGCCTCTCGGTTCAAGCGCAACGCCAACCAGCGCGAGCAACACGCCGCCGACGATCAACCCAGCCGCAGGCGCGATGAGCGCAGCACCAGCCACGACAGCGCCAAGGCCGATTAATTGCAGCACTGTGCTCATCGAATCTCCTAAGCAATAAAGAAAGGCTCAGCCGTCTGCGGCTGTTCCTGGTACGTCATGGCACGCTCCAAGGCCATGATGGAAGCAACAGCGGCGTCAATCTTGCGGGCGCTGTTCTTGTTTTCCTTATAAATCCGCACCCCACGCGCATCAGACTTCAGCACCGCATTGCTGATATGCCTAGTCAGAATGGGGTCACCGCTGTGCGTCAATTGACGCTCCAACACCATCGTGGTGAAACGCTGAGTGGCAGGTGTCATGCGGGCAGCGCTTTGCGGGAATTCCGTTACAGGCAAAGCCTCAGCCGCGAGCACCTCAAGCGAACGTGACCACAAGTGTGGGTCAGCCGTAATCTCGACAACCTGCCAGCGAAGACATGCCGTGCGGATCGCTTCCTCAACATCAAGAATCGGCACCGTCCACTCGGTTTCCCCAGGTGGACGCTCCCAAATACCAGCCAATTGCAGATGCGGGAATTGTGTCACAGAAACGGCAGCAATCGCCGTGGCATCGCGCGAATAAGAACCGTCAAGGGCAAGCACGACGCGCTCGCCGTCAGGTATCTCGCGCGCCACCTGGCATTCATCCCACGCGGCCTGTGGCAACCATTGACCCTGCAACGACACAGGACGGTTGAACCAGTAACGCTCCCACTCAGCAGGTGAGGTTTGCGGGTCATCGTAGGAATCAGCGATAGATGCTAGGTCAAGCCACGCAGCAGCAGGGCCATACACCTCGTCAAGGCCACCCATGCGGTCACGCTTCTTGGTTGCATCCCACTTCGGTGACGCTTGACGATGATCAAAGAACAACCCAGCATCACCCACGCGGCCCTCAGCCACAGCCTTGGCATATTCGTGCGTGCCCTCAGCCACCGAGCCTTCACCAGGGGCATACATCGTCGTGGTCTCAAACGCCCAACCAGCGGCAACCTTGCGCTTGAGTAAGTTACGCAGCACCACTTGGTGCAGCCGCTTAAGTCGAGGAAGCACCCACAGGTGCGTCTCATCAAAGACAACGAAGGTGGACTTACCGCCATCCTTAGAAGAATCAGCAGCAGACTCAGGGGTGATCTGTCCACCCTGAGGCAAAATGATACGAGTCAAGCCAACGTCAATGCCAGGAAAGTCAGCGCGCAAGGCTTCTGATTGCGAACAGATAAACCGCACCGCGTCATAGGTGTTGCCCGCTTGCCCGTACTCGGTAGCGAAGCACAAGATCTCAGGACGCTTCACAGGCTGGCCGACAGGCTCACCCTCGTCATAGGCGTAACCCCACGGCGACACCTCGCCGGCCTTAGCGAAATGTGAAAACCTCACAGGGCCGATTGCCTCGCAAATCGCAATAAACGCAGCGAGTTCAGACTTCGCTCGACCCTTAGGCCGACTCATCACCGCTCGACGAATCAAACGCTTGCCGCTGGAATCAATCTCATAACAACGAAGAATGAATGATGCAAACTCATCATCAAGGCTGATGCGGTTGCCCTCAATGTCGCCAGGGCCGTGGACTAGATAGTGCTCAATCCAATCAACGAGGGCGAAGCCAAGGCTAGATGTTGGTGACAGCGACAAGGCGTGCCTTACGGTCAGCGTTCACGCGCGGCTCAGACTTAACCGCTGCAACCTCATCGGTGATCTCCACCTTCAGGCGCAAGCGATCCTCAGGTGTCGCACCGAACTTCGCCACGCGCAGCCGCAGCTCAGCAGCCACACCAGTGTTGCCCGCCCACAATTCATTGTGCAGCAACGCGGTGTCGAGCAGGAACGCCCAATCGGTAGCGGTGAACGTCTGCGACAGCGGCGAGCAACGCCAGGTGTCCCACCATTGCGCGGTGCGCTCATGCCATACACCATCAGGCAAGGAAGGGCCACGCAATTGGCCGTCATCGCTGACCTTGACAAACTCAGCCTCACGGCGAGCGGTGTCATTAGGGCGCGAGCGTTCACGCTGGGGGACAGGGCCACGACCAGGCATCACAACCTCAATTCACGCTGCACAAGGAAACAAACAACTGCGACCATGTGCCACCCGACCAAGGCCGACCAGACGCCACGACGTTGTAAAGACCCCACTCGTTGCGTGTGCCCACCAGCGTCATGCCGGCAGGACAATCATCACGCACCAACAGGATCGTGCCTGAAGCGAAGCCTTGACCATCAGCGCCTGGCGCGCCATCGGCACCAGCAGGCCCAGCAGGGCCAGTGGCACCTGTCGCGCCGGTATCACCTTTGTCGCCCTTCACGCCGGCATCACCCTTAGCACCAGCAGCGCCAACGATGGACAGGCCAGCGTCACCCTTCTCGCCCTTGTCACCCTTCGCACCTGGGATCAACTCAGGCTCAAGCTCGACTTGGGCAGCAGCCTTCCAACAGGCAGCCTGCTTCTTAGCAGACTTCAGGGTGTCGCAATCCACGCCTGACCAATCACGGGCCATTGCAGGGGCAGCGATAAACAGCAGCAAAACGGACAGAACAGTAATACGCAGGTAATTCATGTGGACTCCAGATGAGCGCAGGATTACATTGGAGACATGGGGATCTTTGGGGGACGCAAGCAGCAAGCACCGATCACGTTTGCGCAAGCCATAGTTGCGCTAGGGCTACCACCCAACACCATCCTGCGTGAAAGCGAGGATGTCTGGGAAATGTGGTGCCCGCAATCAGGGCTGCCACGCAGCGATGACGCTAACTGCTACGCGGCAGAAATCTGGAACATGGGCATCAGCGTGGCCGTCATGGTTGGCGGCAAGCCTGTCAGCAAGCTAGATGAACGCTGCTTGCCTGAAGCGGTCAAAGCGCTCAAGCACCACGGCGGCAAGAAAGCGCCAGCGGTGCTGCTGCTTGGCAAGGAAGGCCGCAACACAGATCGTGTGATGGTGAGCAAGGTCGTCTGACCTGCACACGCAAAAAGAATAC